TGGTGACCAATTTCACTATGCGAAAGAACAGACTACGGAAGAATTGGTTGATTTCATCGAACAATTAAGACAAGAACAATTTGAGAAACTTGAAAAATTCTTCAATAGTGTACCTAAGTTAAAGAAAGACCTTGATATTACATGCTCTAAATGTGGTTTTGAACACCACTTGCATGTGGAGGGCCTTGAAAGTTTTTTCGGCTGATACTTGGTTATGATGATTTAAGAAATTACTACAAGACTAACTTTTCATTGATGCAACACCATAAGTATAGTCTTACCGAACTTGAAAATATGATACCTTGGGAACGAGATATCTATGTCGCCATGTTGATTCAATATTTGGAAGAAGAAAACCAAAAACTTAAAGAACGACAAAGAAATAAATGAAATTGTTTGGAAACAAAAAAACAGATAATGGCCTTGGTGGCCAAGGCGTACCTAAACTCGTTATAGAGGCTGAGAAAAAAAGGCAAAAACGAGAAGGTGGGCCAGCTGTTTCTGAAGAATCTAAACAAACTGCTGGTGCAATAAAAGGAACCAGTAAATCGTCTACTGGTATCTTAGGTAAACTCTTTGGTTCTAAAAAAACTGATGACGCATTAGCTGAACCTATGTCTAATGTTGAATATCTTGGTGAAATTTATAAGTTGTTGAAACAAAACCAAGAAGATATAAAATTTGAAAGACAAGAATCTGTTGAAAAAAGAAGAGCAGATGATACTGACGAAGAAAGCAGACATAAAGAGATAATCAAGGCTCTTACTTTACGTAGAAAACCTACGAGAGCTCCTCGCCGGACCAAAAAAGAAGAAAAACCAGAAGAAAAACCAGAAGAAAAGAAAAAAGAACCTGGTAAAGAACCGGATAAAGATAAGGCCGGTAAAGATAAGGCTGATAAAGATAAGGCCGATAAAGATAAAGCAGCTTCAGACAAAGCCGCCAAAGATAAGGCTGATAAAGATAAAGCAGACAAATCCGCTTCTGATAAAACCAAAGCGGATAAAGACAAAGCCGATAAAGATGCAGCAGATAAAACCAGAGCGGATAAAGATAAGGTTGATAAAGCTGCAGCTGATAAAAAAAAGGAACTGCAAGAAAAAATAAAACGTGAACAGTTGGAAAAAGAAAAAGAACTGGCAAAACAAGAAAAAATAAAAGCAGACAAGGCAGCTCAAGAAGCAAAAACACAATCAGAAAAAGAAGCAGCTAAACGCCAACAAGAAGCGGCACAAAAAAAATTAGAAGAGGCTGAAAAAGCCAAACAGAAGGCCGCAGAACAGGCGGCTGAAAGAACAAAACAAAAAGCTGCTGATGAGGCTCAGAAAAAAGCAGCGGAAGAAGCTAAAAAGAAAGCTGCTGAAGAAGCTAAAAAGAAAGCTGCTGAAGAAGAAAAGAAAAGATTAGCTGAAGAAGCTAAAAAGAAAGCAGCAGAAAAAGAAAAGAAAAGGTTAGCTGACGAAGAAAAGAAAAGGTTAGCTGAAGAGGAAAAGAAATCAACTGCTGAAAAAGTACCAGAAACAAAACCAGCTAGTCAACCTACTGCACAAACTCAACCAAAACCCGCACCAAAACCAGAAACTGCAACACAACAACCACCAGTATCAACACCTAAGCCAGCACCAACTGCCGGACCATTAAAATATGGTTACCTATCAGTCGCTGGCCTTGCTGCTGTTACGGCTGCACATGAAGGTAATGCGGAATCTGTGTATGGTGATTATAAAGATAAAAAAACTGGTGAGATAAAAAACCAATATAGTGATAGACCAGAAGTGTGGTCGAAAAGAGAATTGGGTAAAGAAAAGAGACTCACTGATTTTACTTTTGCTGAATTGGTATCATATCAAAGATTTAGAAATAAAATAAAAACATCTACAGGTGCTGTTGGTATTGCTGGTTTTATGCCGTCTACACTTTTTGGCAATAATTTAAATGGAACATCAACAGTCACGAACCAGAGAACAGGAAAAAAAGAAACTTTTCCTGATGGACTTTTTGTGAAATCAAAAATGAGTTGGGATGATAAATTTACTGAAGCAAATCAATTAAAGTTAAAAGAAATTAACGACAGCAATACTGAAAGGATATTGAAGAATGGTGGTATTCCACTTACTCCTGGTGCCATGATTGCGTCTAATTATGTTGGTGCTTCAGGTTTAGTGTGGGTTGTTGAAGAAGGTAAAAAGAATCCAAATATTACCGTTAGAGATGCTTTAAAGAAAAATAATGGCGGAAAAGATGTAACAAAGATTAAGCAAGACGGTGGTGAAGGTAAAGATAATACTATTAATGGAGATTTGAGAACAACACTAGCTGTGGATTTTATAAAGAATAAAGAATCTTTTGCTATGAAAAAAGCACAGCAAATGGGCCTTATGAACAACACTGGCCAAAGTATTGACAAAGAATCCACAGTAAACAAAGATATAAAAGGTGATTTGAATAAATCGAACAATAAAAATTCTAATGATTCTACAACCTTCTTTACTGATCCATTTGGTGCACCAGATTCTGCACCAACAGTTAATGACGGACCAATACACACAAGAAAAGGCAACAAATAAATGGCCGATAAGTTAAACTACCAACAAGCCAGACAAATCAGAAAAACAAAATTTTCTGATTTATTCCTTGACACACTGGCTCAAAAAGATAAAGGTGTAATTGGTTCTGTCGGTAAGGCCATTTCACTAAGGTCTCAGGCAAAAATGAAAGGACTCAAAGAGAAATTTGATCCTTTAAACATCGTAAAATTCCTTACATTCGGTTCAAAACTTGGACCTGCTTTGTATGGTAAGATGGCTGGTCGTGACCAAAAAGACATTGACTACTTTACAGGTAGAAGTAGACACGTTACTGGTGGAAAAAATACTGCCGACAAAATTAAAGGTAAAGGTGGTGATGGTGATGATGAGGGTATCAATGAACAATTGGCCAAAATATTTACATTCCTGAAATCAAGTAGGGAAGATGATGTAAAGTTAAAAGAACAGGCGAAGAACCATGAAGAAGAAATCAACATGGAGAAAGATAGACGCCATAAAGAATTAGTTAAGACACTTGAAAAGTTGATGAAACAAATTGGTGGTGGTGGCACTGCTACAGCAACAAAAGCAGAAGGCCCTAGTTTTCTGGATGGATTGTGGGACAAGTTGAAAGGTTTAGCCGACCTTATTAGTGACATGAAAGGCCTTCTTTTCAGAGTAGCAACAAAAATAGGTGTACCAATTTCTAGAGCACTTTTGACGGCTGGTAGATTTGGTCTGGCAGCTTTACCCTATGCCGCTTCCGCAGCGGTCGTAGGTGGATTGATTTATGGTGCAGACTTTTTAGCAGGTGAATATCTTGGTGTTGGAAAAAACGCTGATGGAACTGATATTACAATTGATGATGAACTAGATGCCGCAAACTGGGAAAAGTTCACCATGGCCGAAAAAATTGAATCTGGTGCTGCTAGGGCTATAGAATCCGCCGGTATACTTTCACCAAATGTGGTACTAGAAGCAAAGCAGGCAAGGATAAAAGCTGAAACTGATTACCTAAAGAGAAAAGCAGGCGGCACAGCAACACAAGTAACAGAACCTGAAGCACCAGCTGACATGGAATTTGATGCAGAGGGTAATCTAATATCGGCACCACCAAATAAATTTCAACCAAAACCTGCTCCTGTGGTACCAGTAAACAAACCACAAGCACCAGAAAACATGGAATTTGATGCAGAAGGTGGTTTAATTAACTCTCCTGTTCCTAAAAAATTGGAGCCAGTTTCATCACCATCATCTGCACCAGTTTCAAACTTAACAAATACAAATGTTGAATTGAATATGCCGGCCAATAACTCAGGTAATTCTGTGGCCAATGCTGCAAAAAAGAATATCACCAACCTGAATTCAAGCAATAAGGAAAGAAGTGGATTGATGCCTAGTCAAATCTCGGTGAGAAATGAAGAACCAACATACAATGAATTGATTGCTGCATCTATTAGAATGGCATAAAAAACCCCGCACTAGGCGGGGTCTAAACTAACTTCTGAGAAAGGAGTTTTGTTTAATCTTCAGCCAACTTGGCAAAGTATTCCATATCATCAACATCAGTATCTGCAATATCAATTGCTGGAACTGGCTTGTTAAGTACAGACCTCGCTTGTTCGACTGTGGTACGTGCTCGAGGAGCATCACCTTCATCACTAGCATTCAAACCAAGTACTTTATCCAAACGTGTTTTCAAAGTATCATATGATTTGAATTCTTTGTCAGCTGTCAACTCAGTCAATGAGTATTGTGACTTCCAAATTTTCTCCATCTGTTCATCGTCATCCAACAATGCAGATGGTGACATGAATTCAGATTTGTCATAGTTCTGATAACCAGCAACCTTAGTGATACGCAACTTGAAGTTGGCACCTTTCCACAAATCAAACGGATTGATTGGTGTTTCATCTTCAAAGGCCGGATTCATCGCACCAGTAATCTTCTCAAAAATCTTGGCACCGAACTTGAACAATTTAACTTGTCCTTCATTCTCTGGATGCTTAGGATCAGATACGATATACACGTTACAAATGTAATTCAGTTTGCGTTTTTGTTTACGTACAATGTCCTTGTTTGCTTCAATGCCTGAGTTCCACAATTTGCTGTTGTGTTCACATACAGGACATTGTTGGTTTTTAGTTGTCAAACAGTTGTCAATAAGCCAACCACCTGGTCCCTGAAAACCATGGCCAAAGATTTTGGCCCAAGGAAGACCATCTTCACCATCAACTGCTGCTGCGGGGAGAAAACGGATTGTAGCCATGCCGTTGCCGGCTTTGTCTACTTCTGGTCGCCAATAATTATCTTTATCGGACTTACCTTCTGTGGAGGCGTTGAGCTCTGCCACTTTTGATTTCAATTTGTCCAGATTGCCTGAACTCTTTTTAAGATTTGAAAAATCTACCATGATTTACCTTTCTAGTATAAACGGAATATAAACGGATTGTCCACATGATTCATTATATAATATTATTTAGGCCTCGTCAAGTATAAACTTCAACTGGACCAAGGTGTCAGCGACATTCTTGTGTAAGATTGCCACACCACCTGCAGCACGCCAATCATCAATAATACTCTCGGTATCGTCAATGATTAACGTATCTGTTCTTGCGTATTTTTTCTTTAGTTCCTTACCTGGAACGAAGTTACGTTGGAAATCAATTCCCTGCGTTTCCAACCATGCAATCTTTTGTTTAGAGATTGCTTCATGTCTATTAGGACTGGCCGTGGAGGATAGAATCTGAGTAGGTGGCAGTGCATTCCGCAGTGCCCGAACTAAGTCCATTGCATCTGGCATCAAATCCAGTGTAGCAAAGTTGTTACCTTCAATAAAATTATCAAAGAAACCACCAAACTCTTTGTTGTTTCTGGTGTTAGCTGGTGTTACACCATACAACTCCAGATATCTCTTTTCGAAATCTGCAATAACACCATCCATATCCAAATAGATGCAATTAATTTTAGGCATGTTCTCTTAAACTTTCTTTTAAAATTGTCTTAAACTTATCTTTATCGTAAACAAGAAACGGTGTGTACTTTTCAATTTTTCTTTTCCATGTAGGCCAGACAACATCATCTGTTATCTTTTTGTTCCACATAGGTAAGAAATTCATAATGTCATTAAGTATACACACCGTCTCAATGTTAATGTTACCATAAGTCATCTCTCTCAACAACAATGGATATTGTCCACTTTCAACTACCAACATTTCGTTAGGTGATTGTGTTGCTGCGAATAGACCTATTATATCCTGTTCGAACATATAAGTCAAGCTCTGGTTTCTTTTTTGCCATTTCTTGTAGTTTTCTTCACCTTCAATACCACAAATATCACCAACCCAATTGACATTGGTTGCTAGAAAGTTGGCAATATAGAAACTCTTTAATTCATCTATGTTATACTTGCGTGATAGTTTGTAAAAGGAGTATTTGGCCTTGTTGTTTGCAAAGTTGTCCTTTGATACGTTGGTTTTTCCGTTATAGCGAAAAAAATCGTAACTATCAGAAGTAAAATGAAGTTTAATGCTTTGGTAGAGTGCATATGCTTCAAATCCTGTCGTTTCGGTCATATAGGCAGTTGAGAACTTCTTTTCAATAGATTTAGGTCTTGGGCTTCTTCTCTGATTTTGGCTTTCAGAGCACTGGAGATTAATGTTGATGCAACATCAACCTCCATTCCAGTTTGTTCACAATGATGGATGATTGCATCCATATGTGTACTGCCGAGTGTATAAGATATTTTGGCTATCATATCACTGAATTCACTTATTTCATTTTTTGTAGGCATTTCAAGCTCTCGTATAGAACAGATGGTTTCCAATTTTCGCAACATACTTCAATTTCCATGCCGGATTTACCGAGGTGTTATGGTAGTACATTGCTTTCGTTCTGTAGATTGTATCATGTAATCTGGCCTGTGTCAAGGCCTTTCTGGCGACAATTACACATTCTTCCCATGCATATTGATTTTTGATACTGCCAACTTTTTCTCCAACCCAACTGAATTGATATGTGCTACCAGTTTTTTGGTATACAACGTCACAGACTGTGGATGGAAATTGGGAACTATTTGCACGGTTCATGGTGACCTGTGCCACTGCCAGTTTACCTTCATATGGTTCCATTGCAGCTTCATAGTAGAGGTTTTTGGCCATGCAAAGAACTTGCTTGCCTAGGTCTTGTGCGACCGATTGTTCATATGAAAATGTTTGTTGTTGTGCTGTTGTAGGCAACACAATTAAAAGTGAAATAACAATAGATGATAAAAACTTCATCTTTACTCCTTGTGTGTGTTAAAAAGGGGAAACCCCCTTTAACCCTCAGGTAGTTTTTCTGGTGACCTTGACTTCAGGTACCGAAATATTAGACACGAAACCATTTAAGGTATGAGCCTTGTTGATAATGTCTTGTTCTGAGGGGATAGTTGGCAGTGCCGGATGTTCAGGTGGTGTTTCACCCTTAGACCTTGCCGATTCGCATTGCATGTGCCAGCCTTGAGATATGCGGTCACGTTCTGCGTTATAAGAATCATATAACATGTCTCTTGCCATTTTTAATAGTTCAAGAC